TGGTTTGCATACCTTATCAGTATTACACCAATACATTCCCTTACCACACTTCTCTTCGCCTAGAATTTTCTCAACTAAAGAAATTTCTTCTTTTTTTACAGATGGTAATGATACTGCCGCTGCTTTTTTCTTTTGAAGTTCTACTGCTTTTGGTCCAAGTTGTTTTGCTGCATCTGGTGTCAATGCTCCAGCACCAGAAGATTTTTTAATTGCAAAACTTGGTTCTTTTGCTTCATCTAAACCTTCATCACTTTGAAGATACTCCGCTGCAGTATCAATATAATCTGCTGCTTTTGTAATCTTTGACTGCACCCAAGCAGGAAGTTGCTGCTTACCTGTCTTTATAGATTTTCTAAGATTTTTAATTGCTCTTTCTATAGAATCTAATTCATTTCTTGCCATATATCCTTCATCATCTGCTTTCTTACCAGAAGCAATTTCTTTGTGATCTTCGTGAATTTTTTTCATTTTTCCTTTAATCCAATCGTCTGGTGTCTTTTTATATTTATTTACAAAAGCATTATGAAGTTCTTTGGCAGTGATATTATGAGATTTCATAATTTTTCTCATTAAATTATCAATAGAATCATAAGAGATATCTTTTAAATTTAATAATCTATTTTCTAATTCAGTTACTGCTTGAGTTAACATTTTTACTTCTATTTATTTTCTTCATCATTTAACTTAGTTTTTAATAACTTGGACAATTCCGCCGTAGAACCAACAAAAAGGGCATTAGTCACATTTGTTGGTCCACTTGATGATTTAACTTCTTCAATATCTTTTAATTTTTTTTGAAGTTCCATCAATTTATCAGTAGCATCTGAAACATTCTTAATCAACTGACCAACAACTTCATATGCTCTAGGAGATTCAGTTTCTTGTGCTAATTCCAAAACACTGTTAATTGCTTCTTGACCTTTTTCTATGATAGAATAAAAATTACCCCTAGAATATTCATAATCTCTTTTTATATCATTGGTAATTGAATTTGTTTCTTTTTCTTGTGCTTTTTCAATTTTTATAGGTTCTATTTGATTCTCAATAATTTCACTGGTCACATTAAAAACCTCATCTAATTTATCAAATTTTTTAGGCATAATGTCCTCAACTAAATTCTAAACCACTAAATCCAAAATCATCTCCAAGTTCAATTAGGGAATTATCCACTTCAGTAATCAATTTAACTTGAGTACCAGAAACATGATTTGAAATTGGTGTACTATAAGCTCCTCTAATAACACTTAAAGAATTTCCTGTTTTCTCTGAAACATATAATGTTTCATTGTTTAAAGTAAAATAAGAATTTAATGGTATATTTGAAGCATCTGCTACTTGAATTGTAGTGCTTCCTAGATCAACATCTGCACTTAAAATAGTAGTTACTTCATCAGTATAATTTTTAGTTGCAGTTGGTGTTACTGAATATGTAAGATCTCTTGTAGTTGATTGAGTATCTCCAGAAATAAATCCAAGAGAAACTTTTTTGATGATATCTTTGGAAGAAGCAGAAGAAACAGGACCAAAAAGATAAGTTTTTGCTGTAAATTTTAAAGTATAAATTAATGCTCTTCTTGTAGTATAATCTCCTTCATAATCATCTTCCATTGTAACGCTATCAAGAACAATTGGTATATCTCTTTTTTCACCAATTGTATCGACCAAATTTATAGTTAAAGTATAAGAGGGTTGAAAATATGGTAATATCTGCTCAACAATTTGAAGCATATCATCATTCAACTTAGTCATTATACTTAATTCAAAATCCATATTATATGGAACAGGCATATAAGTTTTTCTTATGTCTGTTCCATCAGTGACTGATTTTGATAGGAATGTTTGTGTTGTTGTTAATTTTCTTGCAGTATCATAAGTTAATCCAGTAAATTCAAATGACATTCTTGGTAATGTTATTTGAACAGGAGTATTTAAATTTGGTTGTTGTTCAACTCTTGCTAAAAATTTCTGAATAGGTCCATATGCTAGAGGAACTTTAATAACTGATACTACCTCTTTCTGATTATTGGTTTGTCTTATTTCAATATTATTGAATAGTGTTCCAAAACCAATTACAGTTTTACGAAGAATTTCGTGATAAAAATACTCAAACATTTTTATTGACCTATTTTAATATATTTAACAAATTAAGGAGTTCCAAATGGATTTACTTCACTAAAATCTAAAATTGAATCGGATTCTTGTTCAATAATATCATTTTGTCCAAAATTATTATTATCGGTAGTTAAGTTTCTTCGTCTTATACTATAATTTGCCCCAGAGTTTGTTCCAGTAACAACTTCTCCGGGTAAAAATGTTCCAGTTGAATTCGAAACTTCTAAAATCTTAGTAACAGAATTCCAAGATTTAACTCTTGCAGTGATACTACTTATACTGCCAACAATAACTTCATTATATTGATATGTTCCAAATCCAACTATAACATTAGGAGAACCAATTTGTATCTGTGGAACTTGAGTATATCCTAATCCTGCATTAGTTATTCTAATTTGAGTTACTGATCCAGAATCATTGATTACAGAAGATGCCTGTGCTGATATAGAAGATATTCCAATAAACGAAACTAATGGTGGATTTGTATATCCAGAACCTCCATTAGTAATTGTTATTATTCCAACTATACCATCTCCAATTGTTGCAATTGCATCCGCACCAGAACCTCCTCCACCAGTAAATGATATTTTAGGTGCAATAGTATATCCAAATCCGGGATTGATTAATTCAATTCCTTGTACTCTTAATAATGTTTGATTTGGTTCGCAAAGATCTACTATTCCCCCAATCATGGTTGCTATTCCAGTAGCAGTCACTCCTCCATAAGGTGCGGATGAAAATGCTACTGTTGGTGAAGCATTATACCCAGAACCTCGATTGATAATATTTACATATCTCACTCCACCATTAACTATTGAAGTAACTGCTGATGCAGTAGATCCCATACCTACTAATTGAAGCGTTTGAGTCACAGTGTATTGTGGGCGATCAGTTAAATCATCTCCAGTTCCATCAGTATCTATTCCTTGAGGATTATCAATGAAATCTATACCAGTATTAATAACTTCATTTTCATATCTAAAGAGTTCACATCTTAATTCATAAACATAATTTTTTCTCAATTGATAAAAAGGTTTTTCATGTTCAACATACTTAATTTCAAATAATCTATTTCCATATGGAAAATAGATTAAATCCCCTTCTTTTGGTCTATTAGATATCTCAATATCTTCTAAATTTTTAATTAACGTTGATACATATACTTCCCATCTTTCTTTTGATATGATTAAATTCAAATCGTCTAATTCTTGAATTCCAAATTTTGATAGAATAGTTCCTTGCCCACCATATCCTTCATAAGAATCTACATATGCCTCTATCGGATAAGCAAAATTAAATTGGGATTCAATAACTTCTTTTATAACAGATTTTTTTGTTATATATTGACGAGGAAGATAATATACATCAACACCGTACATCCTTAAAGATTCGTTTACTAAATCTTGAAGAAGATTTTGCTCTGACTTTGAACCATTTAAAAAGAAGGGATTTAACATAACTTTATCCGATCATATCTAATGGAGGTAATTCATAAGTGCTTGACATTTTTTCAATTAAAACATCAATCTCTCTTTGAGCATCCTCAAAAAGTTCTCTACCATTATATTCTATTCCGCCAGGAAGTTTCATTCCTCTGAATTTAGCACTTAGATTTAATCCCCATTGACGTTTAATTAATGATGTTAAATATGGTTTTAGAAATGAATCATTCCAAACTCTAGAATAGTCATTTGGATCCATCATTCTATAACAATCAATTATAAGATAATGATCAGGTTTTAAAGCACTCCAATCAATGTCCATATAAAGTCGATCTTGTCTTTTATTAAAACGAATTTGTTTTTGTGTAGTTAATAACCAATCAATATCTTCAAGATATGTTTTTACCATTGAATAGGTTAAAAGTTCTGTAGAACCCCAGTAGTAAATATCGTTTAAAAATAACTGATATTTAATACTAAACATTCCGCTAGCAATAGAGTTAGACCCTTCAAAATGAAATACTTTATTTACTCCTATAACATGAGGTGGAACTTGCAAATAATTACTATTTTCAAAATAATTAAAAGTTGTTGCAGTTCCAACTATATTTGCTGTTGCTGAAGTTGAAGCAATACCAACTCCATTGATTCCTTTTGCTCTTCCTCTATCAATATCTTCCTGAGTTACTTTATATTTTAAATAAGTTTGATAAACACCATCAAAGTGTCTTTCTTGGAAGAGTTGAAGAGCATCATCAACAAGATCTTCTATTTGCTCTTGTGCAACGTTTATCTCCAAAACAGGAGCACCTAATTTTCTTAAACAATAATCGATCAATTCTTGTCTAGATGATGGTTGTGCCATTATAGTTTTGATACTACTTCTTGTTGTTTAAAATATAATTTAATATATGACTTAGCAAGAGTTTTTAAAATTTCAATATCAGTTATACTATCTATATCTCTTGAAAGTTTCTCATATTCAAATAATTTAGACATATTTTCTAAAGAAATGCTATCAGGATCCATTTACTAAATTCCTCAATAAGTTTTTAATTTCACTAATATCATTGTGAATATCATTCAATTCACTTTCAATTTTTTCTATTTTTTTACTTTCTCTGTACTTTTTTTTATATTCTTCAACATATCTATTATAACCCTCATAGTCACCATTTACAATAGCTTCAGAATTAATATCTCTGAAAAGATAATTTTTATCTTTTACTTTTATGAGATCTTGGTTTTCTTCGTAAATCATAGGTTTTCAATTTTATACTCTTGGTTTTGATGTAGCAATTGCCCTTAAATCCTTTATCAAAGGTGGATTTGCTTGGTTTGTTGATGACATAACAATTTTGATAGAGAATCCATCGAAATCGGCAAGATCATCAACTGAGAACTCATAATCTTTGAATAATATATCAGAAGATTTAATTACTTTACTATCAGGAGATCCATTATTTTGTGAAAAATCAGTAACTCTCTTAATACCTTGACCATCAACTTGATAATTTGACCATCCGGGAAATAAATCATAATTACTTCCGGAATTTGAAGAATCTGATCTAAATGTTCTGTAAAGAACTCTGATATCACTATCAGTTGTCATACTTGCAGATAGAAGAACCTTGATTGAATTCGCAGGTAATTTTAGTTTTATTGGGTTTGACAAATAAACAGCAGCGTGTCTATCAGAATCCAAACTTCTTATTGTGTCATCATCTGCATATCCTTGATCATTATTTGTTCCGATTGGATTATTAATTAAATTAGATGTTAAGATTACAGATGTTTGAATAGTATCAATTACTGGTGATATTCTGGAGTCATTGCTTGTCATTAAAAATTCCATTGTTAAAGATCTATTTCCAGGAGCTTCTGTAATAAATCTATTCTCATTAACCTCAGAACAAATCAATCTTGGAGTATTAAAGAAATGTGGAGTATCTAAAGAAATATTTTCAAATCCCGAATCAATAAATGACTTTTCATTCCCACCAACACTTGTTCCAGTAAATGTTCTTACTCTTGGAGTAATACTTGTATTTGGAAGTAAAATGTTTGCAATATTTGGTGTAATAACTTCAAATTGAATATTATTAGTAATATTAG